TCTAGCACCCATTCCTGCTGCTGAACTTGGCTTGAAATGATGTTCCCAACCACTTCCAGGATTTTTGAGACTGCTGATATAAGTATTCAAATCTTGCTCAACTCCGCCATTAAGAATAACTACTTTACCTTCAGCGTTCTTTTGTAACTTATTTTGTAACAATGATAAGGTCTGTTCTGCGTTTATCGCTCCAAGGTTACTGATAGCTGCGAGGGCTGCTGTTTTTGTAGAAGCTACTTCGTGGGAATTTTTCATCTCTTCAAGCTGTTGAGACAAGTTAGAGATTTGTTGATCTTTTTCCTGTGCTGTTTTATTAGCTTCCTCCCAAAGAGTTTTCCATTGACCCTGTTCTTCTAGATCTTTGGTTCGTTTTTCCTCTTTTTGTTTGTAGACATCATCAAGTTTACCTTTAATGCCTTTGAATTTCTCTTCTGCTTCCGCAGCTTCTTTACGAGCAGCAGCTAATTTTGCCTCATATTCTGCTTTTATAGAACTGAGGTCAGGTGCTTGTGGTTGTGAAGGAGTGTCAGCCACGGGCTGTTCAGCAGGAGTCACAGAATCAGGCTGAATTACTTTTTCTTCGATTGCCATTAATTACTCAGATAGAGGACTGTCAGTTTTCTTTTTAGCAGCTTTTTTCTTAGTTGCTTTTGGTTCGGGAGCAGGACAGGCTTCAACAGGTGCAGTTGAATGTACAAGTTCTACTTCTTCCCATTTATAAGTTCCGTCAGATTGCAGAACATGGTCTAAAGATTTAGCCATAATTTTTATGTACTTATCTACTATTGTATCAGACTATTCAGATTTGGCCTCATTTGCTGATGGTAATACTTCACCTTGAACCAAAATATCTCTAAATTCCTCTCTATCAATGACTTGTTGATCGAATAGAGATGTTAAGGCTGTAATATCTTGTCCAATTAATCTCTCAATATCAAAGTCTCTGCTAATTTTTACTTCTGGTGGTTCGATTCCAACATAATCGGCTGATAAATTGAAGGCTTTTTGAAGTTTTTGTTCAAGTTCCATTGATACCATTGCGAGCATAGAGTTGGTATCTACACGATCTAGCCTACGAGCATCTGCTGATTCTGCGACAAATTTCTGTTGTGATAATGTACTGATTCCAAGAGTAGCCATTTGCATTTGTAATTCCTTTATTTCTGCTGATTGTGCATCAAAAGCACTGGAAGCTGGCTCTACATAATAAATTTTATTACCTGGTTGAGTTGCCATTGCGTAGTTTACGCTGATAGCAAGGTCTTTGGTTTGATCGTCATATCCTTCCATTACAAGCATTGGCTGAGATGCAACGTGCAAACTATGAATTAAATCAGCTTGTCTTTGAAAATGTGCAAGATTTAAGTATGCAATATCCAATAAAGGTGGTTTACTTACTAAATTATCTGTTTTCCCAGAATAAATTGTTACTAAAGGTATTTCTCCAAGAGAAAACTGACCAGACTCTACTTGTTGATAGTCTTTGTCTGCTGATCCAGCTTCAAAGCTACCAGCATAATCTCCATCTGCAACATCATACATTTCTTCGATCTGTTCTTTTTTGCGGAATACTCTGTAATTTCCTGGTTCAATTACTCTTACTTGATCGAATACTTTTTCTCCAAACTGCCCGTCTGGTAGTACAGCTTTTTCTCCTATTCTCACTTGTATCAAGTTTCCGTAGTTTGATTCTCTGTCTAGTCTCCAGCCATAGAGATTGTTTGGGTCAACTTCGATCCAGTAAGGTCTGCGATTTTGCTGACGTTCTTCAGCTAAACTTACTGCTCCTGATGGTGCAGGATAATCTACAAGAATATGACTTTGGCCGTATGTGAGAGAACACATAAGTAATCTTCTTGCATATTCATCTAAATCTGACTTTCTTCCGTCTACATCCATTTTGAACATTTCTGTCCAATAAGGATCTCCTGTTAATGTTATTGGTTTTCTTAATACAAGACCTGTAGCTGCTCTGATTAATCTTTGGGTAAACGGAGAAAATACAGCACGATTTACTCTAGCTAAGTAGGCATCGTAATCTTCTCTTGGTTCTAGGGGTAGAAATGTTTCGCTATTTGTTCGGAGGTAATCTGTTCCTTCGGTTACAGCTTTCATTATTTCCCAACCTTTCATCATGTCTAAGACAGCCCTCGTGCGAGTAAAAGGACTATCTATCCCACCTACAGAAGTAGATGAAATTATGTTGGTTCTAATTGGTCCAGGTACAGCGTAAGTCATTTAACACCTCCATCTTTTTAAAGCTAACGCTTTTCTTGTAGGTCTGCCTTTTTTATCTTTTAATGGACCTGGCATACCTTTCATACGAGCACAAAAAGACTTTCTTCTTGCTGCACGTTTTCCTGTTGGATTCTTTTCTGTTACAGGTGCTTGAAGATTAGATCCTGTTGCTCTGTTGTATTTAGCACGACCTTTTGCAGTTAATCCACCTTTTTTGGATTTTTCTCCTCTACCTACAGATAAACTGACAGATTTACGTTTTTTCATTTGCCCACCTTTGCCTGTGCTTTTTTATGGGCTTGGGTAAAAGTATCCCCTGCTCTCATTCGCCTTTTCATAAACTCCATGTGCTTTGCACTGTGGTGTTCAGAGTGTTTTTCTAACAAGTTTTTTTGGCGAGTGGTAAGTTTCACTTCTTTTTTCTCTTTTTCTTGGAACGTAACTTTTTCAAGTCGGCAGCAGTGATCTTATCCCGTGGTGGGGCTACAGCAGCTAGTTTGCGTTGCTTTGCTGAATAAGATTTCTTAGGCATTAAAGAGCGGCAGTTATGTCTCCGTTAGTTATAAAACTAACTGAAACTGTGTTTAAGTCTCCAACAGTTGAGCTATATGTAGTTCCTGTGATAATTCCGTTAAAACTTACTTTTTTACTTCCTGACGTATCTAAAAATAAATTAAATGCAGCATCGCCAGAATCTTCAGAGGTTAGTACGTCTGAGATTATTTCCGCAGTATCATCACCAGATGTTGCTGTGTAGATAAGATCGACAGTACCAGAACCAGATTTTAGAGATCCTACAAACTTTCTGGAAGTATCTCCATGAGCAGTTGTCTCAAGAGTGTCTTTTGTTACATCTAAAGTCCATGAAGTTGTAGAAGCTACTGCACCTACTGTGCCAGTTCCGTTATCAAATGATACAGAGCCTTCTTCACCACGAAAAAATGCCATGATTTGCAAAAAATATACTATATAGCACTATATTACCTTGAAACTGCAACTTTCACAGTTATTTTTTCTTCTTTTTTCGTCTATGTTGATAAGTTATCTTTTTACTGCTTGTTTTTTCACGTTTAAAACGTGCTTTTTCGGCTGCTGTCATCTCTCCAACAGTCTTGGGTGTCTTACTTGAGACACGTTTACTAGGTCTACAGGCAGGATAGCCTCGTTTTTCGCCTTTTGAGCGACCACAAGGCTTACCAGTTTTTACATCAACCCAATTTTCCTTAAACCAACGGGTCAAACCACCCTTTGCTCTAGGATTTGGGCTACTTTTTGCCACGTTTTTTCTCCACTCGGTAAGTACCACCACGTTTTTTGTACTCTCGTACAAGCCATGCGTTAGCGTAAGCAGATGGGTAAACTTTGAATTTACGTTTTGCTTCTGCTTTTACTCTGGAGTATAACGCTTTATTTACAGGAACATTCACTACGCTTCTTGCCTCCCTTCTTTTTCTTCTTCTTTTTCTTTGTAGTTGAGTGGTACATAGTAAGAATTAGGTAGTTCTTAGTATATTCTAAACGAAGTTTGCCCTAATGTCTCTGGCTTGGCAAGGTTAAATTGTTGGAGGCAAAGGTAGCCGAAAGCGTCAAATGCGTGGTCAACTCCAAGGTTTTTGTTTGGCATACCTGTGTTTGGAGCATAAGTCAGGGTGCGGAGGGATTTTATAAGTTCTTTGCAGCGTGGGTGGATCAGAGTTCTGCGTTCTCCCATTGCGTCATATAGTGCAGTATTTATTGCCGTTACTTTGTCACGGACTTTCCAAGGGGCTTTGGGAGATGACACAGTAAATCCGCTTCTTCGTAAGATAGTGTGGTCTGTTGAACCGACTCCTGATGTTTTTCGGGCTGCACCTGTTGGGTCGGGACAAGCGATGATTCTTCTATCTACTCCGTAACGATTTGTAACTTCTTCGGCAAAATCCCAGGTTGTTGCACCGCCCTTCAAAATTATTTCGTCAAAGACGTA